GGTTAGGTCACTCACAACACATCATTCTATATAATATAACTGTCGGAGGGGGGAGGCTCGTCGGTAACGACGAGTACCCCGACGCCCCTAGTACAATTTATTTGTTACATGAAAGAACTCGACATTAACGTCCAACCACGCTTTCTCTTCGTAGGAGAACATGGGCAGCTCGTTGGTGATGATGATCACAGGGCGTCCCATTTTGAACATGCGCTTGGGGCGGTACTTGTCGGCGAGAACCACGTCGGTTTGCATACCCAGGACGGCTTTGTAGTAGCGCTTCAATGAGTCCCAGTCGATGTCGTCGAGCACCCCGTACAGGGCGGTCTCGTCGTCGAGGAGGTCGACCATCCACATGTTTTGCATGTACCAGTGTGGGGCGAGGGAACGAGCCAGCTGGCTTTTACCCAACCGAGAGGCACCGGTAATCCACAATGAACGCACTTCTTCCGTACGTTCCCCACGGCGTACAAGTGGCAGTGCGGCAACCCAATCTTCGAGTCGGTACATAAGCTCTTCGTTTCCGGAGATCTTAAAGTCGTCAGGGAAGCTTCGAACGGGATCGTGCGCGTTGCTAGGGCTGGCGCAGGATTTGACAATGCCTCTGATGTTCGTGAACGAGCGTACTAGCGTGGAGACAAGTCCAGCCTCGACGAAGTGCATGCAGACGGCAGGGGTATCCATACCCTTCTCGATACACTCCAAGAGCGTTTCTTTGAGGTCCGGTTTGACCTTTACGTCGACGTTCTTGGCGCGCCAGTTCCCATGCTTGGTGCAGTAGGCAACGACGGCCTTGGCCGAGCGAGCAGCTTGAATATTCGGGTGGCATCCTTTGAAGTCGAACTTGGCCGGGTCGCGGAACGAGATTTGGCCAGCGAAACCAACGAAGCAGTGGAAGTGTCGACCCCCGTCTTGATGGATTTCTTCGGCAACGAGTAGTCGGTTGACACCGTGGAAAGTCTCTAGGAACTCGTAAAGTTCATCGCGGGAGATGGAGTTTGCTTGCGGGTAGGTGAGGAAGAACGCCTTGGCGGAGATCTTGAAGCCGTTGTGGCGGGGGGTGCTACGAGTGCGGGCCATAATACTACCTTAGGCCCGCTCACTCTCCCAGGCCCCCTTCCCTATTTATACTGTGTAGGTGTCCGTGAACTGTCCTCTCTCTTTCGCCACACATCCCCAACAAATGGTGCTACCGGGACGCTTCCGCCGGATGTTGCCGGCTCGCCGTGCAGTGCGGCGCGGGTTCACACGTGCTCTTCGCACCACTCGACCGATTATTGCTGCGGCAGTTGGAACGCGAATGGGCCAATCCAGAACGCGGACCATGACGCAAACCTCTAAAAATGGAGGCGGTCCCCTCACCAATCAACGAGACTTTAAAGTCGACTATGTTCGCCGCCGTCCGAACCGCCGTAAACTTCGTCGCCGTCGTCGTTGGGCTGCTCGTGTTACTCGGCAGATTCACTTATCGCAACATGGACGACAACAAGTACTCCGGCAATACGTCCAACAGTGGACGTCCGCAGCGGGTGAAACGGAAGCGCACTCACTCCAACTCTATGGCTCCGATGGAACTCTCAGTGGACCAGACGAGTGTGCCGATCTTCGCGAGTTCTTCCGCGAGTCCAATCAAGCCGAGTGGGACAACGGCGTCAACCCCCTTGTTGACACCAACTCCACGACCCGGCTGCGATTTGTGTCAGCAAATATGGAGATTACTATCCGCAACGTACTTACAGGAGACGATGCCAACGACGTTATCGTTACCGCCTATCACTGGCGTGCTCGCCGAGACCTGCCGGGATCAGCGTCCCCCGACCCACGTTCCGCGTACGAACTTGGGCTCATCAAGACTGGAGTTATCGTTGACCCAGATAACCCCACCAATCCTTGGGACCAGCGACTCGAGGTCACCGACCCCGGATCAACGCCCTTTCACTCCTCTTTCTTCTGTCGCCACTTCGTTATCCTTAAGCGAACCAAGTACCGAATCCCCCCTGGCGATGAAATCAACATCATGCTCAAAGATAACAGGATGCGGACAATCCCGCTCCATCGAGCCATCCAGCGAACAACTCTCGGAGGCCATACTCAGGGGATTCTCTTCGAGTACATGGGAACCCCCGGCCTCCTTGGTGGGGTCACCCCCACGTTATCGACCCAGTCGCAATTGGTTGTAACAGCGTTCCGTCGTTACTCCTTCTATCTTCAACCAGGTCGTCGTAGTGGTAACTCTTTGGAGACCACCGATCCCTGAGACCTCCGTAGGGGGGGGTGCAGGGGGGTCTCCCCCCGAGTATAAAAATTATATTTTTTTTAAACCTCATTCAGCCCCCGGCAGGGTTTAGGTGTAGTGCGCGAAACTAGTTAGGTTGCATAACCGTTTACGCGTCCTAGCATTAGGTGAGACCAAGCACCCCTGATTAGGTTAGGTTTAGGTTAGGTTAGGTTAGGTTTAGGTTAGGTTAGGTTAGGTTAGGTTAGGTTAGGTTAGGTTAGGTCACTCACAACACATCATTCTATATAATATAACTGTCGGAGGGGGGAGGCTCGTCGGTAACGACGAGTACCCCGACGCCCCTAGTACAATTTATTTGTTACATGAAAGAACTCG